AGAGACGAACCTTAATTTCGTCCATATCTTTTTTATAATCTGTGTTTTCCATATTTGATTTGTCCTTTTTGTCAAGTGGAGCTTCCCCCACGGCTTCTTTGGCTACAGCTGGGATGGTCTTGCCCCCCTGCATATAACCGAGTTTTTCCATAAACTTCACCATCTCCTCGAATAATCCATTCGTGGCGGCTGGGCTGGAAACCAAATCAGCAGAGGCGATGCTCTGGGGTCGAATGTAATCCTTGCCGTTGATGGTCTCAGACTCATTCACAAAGGCTAGGGAAATTCCAAACTGGTCTGGGGCTTCGGAAGCCATCTCTTTGATTAGGCCATAGTGGGGAGAGTTGCGGAGCAAGCGGAGGTCTGCAACCAGCTTATCCCCTTCGATGCGGGGGTTTCTGGCGAACCCGCAAACTGCCTCCAAACCAGAGCCGTGATTCATCTTAATTTTCAAGCCATTCTTGGCTTTCTGCATAATTTTTAGGGCGGTCTCTAGGCTTGTTTTATCCACGAAAAGGTCGTGTCCTTTGGCCTCTCCCACCTCCAAAATGCTCACCCCGCCTAGCTCCATTTCCTCCATCTCCTCATCCCTATAAGTAGAATAGGCAACCGCCGCCCTTTGTTGTTCGTCTGGAAAGTCGCTGATAGCTTGCTCGTCTCCCATAAAGCGGGATACAAAATCTTGTTCGGATTCGTCTGCGGAGGGTAGGGGTAGAGGCATAAATGCCTAGATTATGTCAAAGGAGGTCGCCGTCTGCCGCTCGGTATGACTTCTTGACCTCACCCCCACCAGCCATCTTGAGAAACTTGTTCACCCTTGCCATCGCCCAAGCGTTCCTAGAGTTGGGCTTGCCCCCGGTAATCGTTGGCCTAAAGCTAGTGGAGAACGCACCCGCCCCCCTGCGAAACACTTTCTTCAATGCTCCAAGGGTAGGGGCTTTCCGTGAGGGGTGCTTGTCTTTGAACTCAGCAATCTTGTTCTTCAATGCCTCCTCGTTCTCTGGTGAAATCTCTATGTCACCAGCTTTGCTCCTAGTGGATGCCGTGCCTTCGGGGTTTTCTTTTGAGCCTTTGATTCGTTCCTTGGGAGGGGCTGGGGTTTGGGAGACTGGTCGGGCTAGTTCTTCTTTCTTATCCGTAATCGGCCCACCCACAATCCAAGCGTCACAAGTCCTTTTAGCCGCACACTTAAAATCAAAAATCTCGCAGTAACCAAGATCGCCACCAATAGCCACTTCGTTTGCGTCCTCTCCAATCCCCTTCTTAATGCACCCTAGAACCTTGTTCCTCTGATCGAAGGCCGCACAATTACCACAAAGCATCTTCTTGGCTGTGACTACATCGCCTTGGAACTCGTCTGCCTTGGCTTTCCAGTAAGCATCGTTTGGCTCGTTAGGATTGGCTGGGCCGTAGTTCGCATCATCAACCGCTGTCTGCCTATTGGCTAGATTGGTTTTGATGTCTTGGGTTGCGATTGGGCAAGCTGATGGTTCTGCTAGTTCTTTCTTGTCCCTCGCCTCCATCTGTCCAACCACTTTCCTTGCCCAAGCATAACCAGCATCTCCACCCCATCCGTGCCACGCTTGCCAGCCCTTGCCCTGCTCGTCCCAAGTTGAGCCTTTCTTATCGACTTCGTGCCTATCGAAAAAGGCTTTCATTCTTCGGGCGGTGTCTGGGGATAGCTTAACGCCATTTATCAAATCCCTAGCCCTAGCGATGCCTACTGGGGTCATCCCCCTTTGGCTGGATGGTTTGCCTTCTCGCACATCCAAGGCTCTTTTAGCGGCCTCCCTAGCTCCTTCTGGTGGGGTAAAATCAATCCCATCGTATTTTGCCAACTCAATCCCGCCCATCATCCCCTCAATCAGCATCTTAATTGATGCGGGGTCTAGGCTTTCCAGAATCTCTAAATTACTTTTTTTTTGAGAAGTGCCAGCGGGGGCAGTCGGGGGCGTAGTAGGTTCTGGGGCTGGGGGTGTTGAGCCTCCCGAAGTATCCCCGCCTTCCTCTTTCTGGATTGCGATGCGTTCCTCTTTTGTAGTCGGAATGATATTACCCTCTTGTATCCCGCTAACGATTAGAACTGCTTGCTCTCTTGAAATTGTTGGGAAGGCCGATGTGATGACTGAAACCGCACCCTCCTTGCTCAAAGCACCAGCGGCAACCGCATTGATGACATTGATGAGAGAAGAAACTTGAGCACCACTGAGCGAGATGTCTTGGATTGCTTGGCCTTCATCGGTCTGGTTTGCTTGGCCTTCTCCCGATCTTTCTGCGGCTTGCTGTGCATAAACCAAGCTCTCAACGATGTCTGATATCGCCACCGCTGGGATGTCGTATTCCCCAGCCAAATCCTTAATTAGCTTGGCCTCAATAGCCCTTTGTCGCATAGAACTTTCAAAGTCTTGGCCTCGCTCGCTATAAATATCTGCCGCTGTCCGCAAGCCACTCTTAAATTCCGAGATCGCAGATTGGCTATCCCTAGATAGGTCTATGGAGACATTCGCCCCGAAATTGAAAATACCCCTAGTCGTTCTGCTCCCAACATTCTTCTCGATCAATCCCCTTGCAACTCCATCGGCAATTACGATGTTTTTAATGGGTCGGAGAACTTTGTCCTCAAGTAGTTTTTGATATCTGCGGAAGGTTCGCCCTGCTTGTTGCATCTCTAGTCGGGCTGTCGGGCCACTCATAGCAGAGGGGTCTACTGCGAAGCTGTAAGGGATTCCAAGCCCAAGGCAAATGTTCCTCAAAAGAATCTTGTGGAACTCTGCAAAAGCACCAGAGGGACGGCTCGGCCCATCTGGGAACACGATGTCCTCACCCGGTTCTAGGTAGGAGATTTTGCCAGACTCAATCGCCTCTAGCTTGATTGGGCTTCCGTTAATGTCTTGGTCGTTTGTCAGCGATGAGAGATCCGAGGCATTGTTGTTATTCCTCTTTATAATTGCACTTTGGCTAGAAGCAACCTTGGCCGACATCTTCTCGAATCCTACGATTTCGTGAATATCCGTTGCGTCATTGATGGCCGTATGGAAGGCGGAGATTCCTCGGTACTGGTCGATGCGGAGTGGGTCGAATAAATGAAAGCCTTGGCTTGCTGGAATCGTTACTTGATAGGTGTACATATCGCCAATGCTTCGGCTGTAAATGTCGTAAGCTGTGGGCGAGCCAGTCTTTTGATCGATATGGATTCCACCAATTAACTCCGAGCTTGTATAAACTTTGAATGGGTCTCCAAGTCTATCTCCCTCAATGCCTTGTATTTTTAAGTTGCCATCAGAATCACGCACGAGGACAAACAAAAAATCTCCGTCTCGGAGCATACTCATCATCGCCACTTGCATAAGGGTCGAACCAGTATGCCTTGTGGTAATGTCGCACTTATCGAACCACTCTGCCCAATACATCTCGACATCTGTATTAACTTCGGGGTTCTCGGTTCTGGCTTGGTAGGAAATGTTTGCGGCGGTATGGCTTGCAAACTTCATTAGGATGGAGCGAACAAGGCCAACATTCTCTGCCAAGTCCCTCGCCCTTTTCATCAACTCTACTCTGTCATAGTTGCTTTGGTAATCTTCCGCACCCGACAACTGGCTCGGCCCTTTGCGTTGCCTTGAATACTTTACCGCATCATACTCGAAGTTCTTAATCCTTTGACGAGCAACAAGCCTATCAACTGCACCCTGCGGATTAACAAAGGCAATCGCCTTGTCGATCAGATTGAGAGAGGCTTTTTTCACGAGCCGAAGTTTGCGTAGGTTGTGCGAACCCTAGTGCCAGTCGCTTGCTGAATGGCTAGGGTTAGCTCCATAATCGTATCTCTCACCTCACCGAGATTCGCTCTTGAAAACGAACGACCAGCTATCGAATAGCTTGAACCCGCCACCGCTATCGCCTCAAGACAAGTAACATACTTATCACGCAAGGAAGTTAGGGTGGCAAGGGGTAGCCCAATGAAATCACCCTTCGCCATTATCAAACTCACTTTCTGTCAAACTTGCGGGCGAGACTTTCAATCGCCCATACAAGGCCGCACCAACAATGTTCATACACTCGCAATCCATTAAGTGATTATGCTTTCCGACTTGCTTCCACACAAGCCTTTCCCTGCCAGTCATAGGGTTTTTAACCCGCACCTTCACCTCTGCCTCAATATGCACTCGCCAAACATCGGGGGTGTCTAGGGCGATGTAGCCGGGTTCTTTGATTAGGTTGGAGAGGATATCTTTGATGGATGGGTTTGACCACCGCCAGACTGGGCAGAACTTCCACTTCCACCCTGCCTTCGATTGAATTGCCTTCCCGCTGAAGGGGTCTCCATTAGCAATTCGAGCGTAGGGGCGTTGTAGCTTTTGCTCTCCTACAATCTCGGAAAAGCTGGTGCGGTCTGAACCTACCAAAGCGATGTAGCCGTTCACGCAACAGTTATAGTAGACTAGCCTCGTCTGGTCACCGCTGTCACAGAAAACGCACTTCGATTCCACTCCAAACTCCTCTGCCTTTGCTTGGATGTCGCCCCAAGTCTCTAGCCTTCCAGCCCACACTAGCCGTGATCTGCCTTCAATATCCCAAGCCCTAACAACGCACCAAGCGTGGAAGCCTCCCGCCTCTTGGATGTCGCACGACATAATCAGCTTCTCATTAACTCTGACTTCACCCATCTTGTAATCGCCAGCCACAATCTCCATCTTCTCGCTTTCGTGTTCCATCCAAGGCTCTGCTAAAACTCGGTTCACGAAGTCTTGTAGGCCAATGATTCCATTGTGCTTATCTTGCAGAAACTTCACCGCCAAACTTCCAAACGAAACCCAAGGGGCATAGAGGCCATTGAGATGATAGGAGCGTCTGGCTGGTTCACCCTTTAGATTGGTTGCCCTCCACTCTCCCTCTCGAAGCATCTTGGTTTTCTGTCCATCTGTAATCTTTTCTTTGCACTCCTCGCACTCGTAGTAGGTCGAGGATTTTACCAGCTTGAAATCATAAACCCCATCTTCAATCTTTGCCGATTCGTCCCACTTCACTTGCCCCCAGACCAGCTTCTGCTTATGCCCACAATGAGGACAAGGAACGAAGTAGAAACGCATATCGCCCTTTTGCCATTCACTCCAAATGATTGAGTCGGCAGTTGTCGGTGTGCTGGTTGCTATGATGAGATGATTGGGGTAGGTGCTTACTCGTGCCTCTGCTAGTTGGACTGGGTTAGCCTCTCGCCCCGACCCTGCTTGCTCTGGGAACTTATCGACCTCATCCATACATAGCAAGGCAATCGAGCGACTGGAAAGAGCCGAAGGGCTTGTGCCAGCCCACCAGACCGAGCATCGTTTGAAGTGTTGCTCTAGGATTTTGATTTTGTCGGTGTTGTCTGGTTTCTCTTTCGCTAGGGCTGGGCAATCGTCAATCATTGGCAACCACCTAGTTTCCGTGAATGATCTGGCTAAATGCTCCGAGGGCATTACCCACAATGCGGGGCAAGGTCGTTCGGCAATTCTATACGCTAGGCCAGCTAGAATCGTTGTGGTCTTGCTTGTCTGTGCCCCCCATACCAACACCACCCTACGAATCGAATCATCGCCAAAAGCCTCTAGTGGCTCACGGACATAGGGCGTGAGAGTTGTCGAATATGCACCGGGTATGTTCGTTACTCTTGCCGAGAGCGTGAGGTTTTTCTCTGCCCACTCTGGAATTGAGAGTTGCTCTCTTGGCTCAAACAAAAGGCGAGCGAAGTTCTTGGCCTCATCAATCTGGTTCATATCGCAAGGGTTAGTTGGTTCTCATACTTTTTAGAATATGAATCGCCACCATTAGAATAGTCCTCCCAAGGTATAAACTTGTAGTATCTACGGATCACCCACCTTTGGAATTTCTTTAGCTCTGGGTTGTCGTTATTATACACCATTGGGTAGGGCAATAATCCCATTTTATCCATTGTCTCGAATCTGTAATAAATGTCCTCAAATTTCTCACCCGGCCAATATCCACAAAGAAAATAAACCATAATATGTTGTGGCTTTATCCCAGCACCCATAAGCGTATTTATCCCACGCAAAAATATGGCCTCATCTTTTCTGTTGTCCCAAGCCGTGTAGATTCTTTTGCTCTTAAACTGGTCATCCCTATATTTTATCTTCGCCAATTCATTCGCTCCCTCTTTGTGAATTAAGCGAACATTTATCCCTTGGTTGAATGAAACCTCAAAATCGTTTTCTAGAATCTCCTCTGTCTTTTGCTTCCAGTTTGGTTGCCCAAAAAAATCGTTGTCTAGTAATATAATTTGCTTGGGGTACGGCTCGCCCCTCCAAATTTGCTTTATTGATGAATTGTCTCTTATTCTCCCCTCTTTGGTTGGCACAACACAAAACGAGCATTTTAGGCGGCAACCTCTTTGGCTAAAGCCTATTGATTGCTTGAATGATGGATATATTGAATAATCGTATTCATCAAAATCTGTCCCAGTAATTTCCTCTATGGTCTGCACTTTACCCGACCCAGTTCCCCCAATGGTTGCGTTTGGGAAGTTTGCTAGAAACAAATCTCTTGCTGGCTTGCTCCAAGCAAAAATAGAACTTCCATACACTCTATCATAATCTCCCTCCCAAAGTTCTTTCTGTATTGATTTGCTGAAATATACTTGGTCGCCTTGTTTTTTATGCCAAGCAGACAACTTCATTAGGGCAAGATTTGGAAGTTTGCCGTCTAAATGAGTAATTCTTACTTTCATACAAAATTTAATTTGTTCTATGTTCGATAGCAAACTCCTCGCCGGCTCGCATCATTCGTTCCGACATATCCCCTACCTCCTCAATCCACCAATCGTCAATCGTGATACAGATGGTGTAGATTTCTTCACCATAATAAAACTTATGCTTTGTGACTGTATTGTTGTTCATCTCTTGACCAGATAATCTTTTGCATATGCCCAAGCAGGGTTCATATGGATTTGATGATGGCACTCAAAGCACACCGCCAAGAAGAACTCTACCTCGTTGAGCCTATCCCCAAACCTTCCTCGCCTATGATGAACTTGGCTCGCCATCTTGCATCGGCACACTTGGCAGACTGGGTTGTTGGTTAGAAACTTCTCTCGCACATCTTTATAAACCTCGTTCTGGCCTTTTCTCTTTGAGGATACCCGGCGAAGTTTCCCGCCTCGCTTGAGCTGGGTTTTGCGTTTAAGTGGAGTGCGTTTCATTGGTCAAAGAATGGAACATCGTGGGCACATAAATCCCTAAACTCTGGTATCTGCATAAGGGTTTTGTGAAGTGCGATTGGGTCTGCATTGTCCCTAACAACTGCGTGATGAAAGTGAACCATCCAGTATCTTCCAACGCCCTGCCTTGTCTTTGGGTAGCCTTTGAAGCAACATCCTACGCACATAGCAAATCCATATTCTTCTTCAAAGCTTGGGAGTTGCCCGCTGTTCGGAACATAAAGCGTAGAGTGGCTAGAGTTTGGGCAGTAGGCCAACGCTATTCTTGTAGGCTTTGTGGTTTTCATCGGTCAAAGAATGGAAGCACTATGCCAAGGATTGCGATTGCTACTAGCAAAACAATGAAGCACTCGTTCATTTGAATGCTCCTTCTGCTTTCTGAATGGTAACAAAGATTTGATCAATGCCCTCTTGAATAGCCCTTTTAGCACACTCTGGGTCGCTGGGATTTGCTCTGGCCGCCAAGCTCGAAGGCATAGCGTCCATTAGGTTTCTAATTGCTCCTAGCCATTTGCCGAACACTTCTCGCACCTCGTCCATTCTCACTAGCACTCTGGTTACTTCCTCGAATCGAGCGTGTTCCATTTCGGCTTCTGCCACTCGCTTTTTTGCTTCGCCCCAGCCTTGAACTGCCGCTCGCATAGCGACTGGGTTTCTTTCGTTGGTTGCCCTCTGAACTAATGAGTAGGCAACTACCTCGGCTCTCCTCGCTCGGTGTAATCGTCCAAGCGGATTTTCCAATTTGATCGACTCGGCATCCGAGTTTTCTGATGT